TTGTTTTTCTGCTAGAAGTCGCTCCCTTTCCTTTCGTAGCCATGATTCTGCATCCCGCATTTTCCTTGCTTTTGCTTGTTCTTCAGCAATGATGTCTCTCATGCTGAACACTTCAGAATACAAAGCGCCCATCTCAGGGGGGGATTGGTAAACCATGCACTCTCGTATCTGAACTACCAACCTCTCCATCTCTTGTTGCGCCAAAACCCTGTTAAGGGCTTCTTCCATCAAGTTCACATCATCAGAAAAAACTACAGTCCTAGCCTTCTCCTCTGATTCCCTGATATGCGCTTCTAACTGTTCCTGTAACTTGAAAAACTCGGTTAGGTTCTTAACGATGTCAGCTTTGACTTGAGTTTCGTCAACAGCAACGTACTCAGACTTTTTAGCTTTAGCCACAGACTTTGTAGCTTGAGGCTTGGGACTACCGCCAAATAGTTTACGCAATGAACCCCAAAATCCTTTGACTTCTTTGCCAATAGCGACAACTTCATTAGCAGTATTCCTGATTTCGACAAAAGATTCTTTAGCTTGCTTATAGAGTTCACAGCCAGCTTGGATGTTTTTGACCAAGCCAGCCGCAAGAAGACAAATAGAAATTGGGTCAATTTTGTGTTCTCAATCTGTTGGTAGGTCTGTTGGGAATCTTAATTGTGGAGGCATACGTTCTGCTCTGTTGTATTGGTTAATGACGCTAGGAGCTAATACAGCGCCAACTTGAGGGGAAGCGCCTGTCAACATACCTCCAGCTTGCCTCATTAGGTCAGGTCTTGAGCGCAACAACGCATCCAACGCTTTTTGACCAGCAGGGCTATACATTGTTGGAATTGTTGCCGCCAAAGGAATTCCAATTTGAGGTTGAGAGAGCATACCCAACCCACCAAGAGTAGATGCGGCAACTCGCCCTTCTAATGTGGCTCTTGACTGATCTCCAAGTACATCAACAGCGGCATCTGATATTTCTTGACTCTTTGCTTTTCCTTTTGCAAATGCAGATTTGCGTCTTGTCATATCAGCTTGCCTGACAGCAGTAGAGAATTGTTTTGGAGTAAACACACCACTTGGTGCGCCAGAGTTAGCGGCGGCAATGTTGATTACAGATAAATCAGCGTAAGCACTGTCAATCCTACGCAATTTTGGTGTTTGCTTTGGATTCTGAAAGTACAGTTCTTTTTTCATCACGCCTAAAACATCACTCAGCGCCTCTCCAACATCTCTTTCTGATGCAGTAGAACTATTCATATAGTTGCTTGCTTTTTTACGCAAGTCTGACTCAATGCCTTTGAATGTTTGACCATCTATCTTTTGACCAGAAAACCTTCCTAAAACTATGTCGTTTAGTGTTTGGGCAACTTCTTGTCTCTGGTTTGGAGATAAATTTGTTTTCTTGCTCAAAGCAGAAAGGATATTGCTTGTGGTGGCAAAATCCAAGTCAAATGACATTTTTGACAAAACATCATCGTATTGATTTGAGACTTGATCTGAAGCGTACTTAATTGCATCTCTGCCAATTACATCTTCAGGCAATTTATCTTTGACTTTATCTAAAGCCTTGTTAATCACACCTTTATTGAAGTCAAACAAAACACGTTGTCTTGCGTTCTCTATGCTAGAGCCAATCAAGGGTAGATTCTGAGCAAATTCTTCTATTGACTTGAATTGACCGCCCAAGGTCTGTCCTGTTGTTGGCGTAATACCTAGATCACGCATTGTTTGCTCTGCTTTAGAGATAAGAGGATTCAATACTCGACCAGCGCCAGCAACAATCTTTTCACCAAGTGGTGCAGTAACAGCACTAACACCTACTTGTTCTGCCTTTTGTGGGAAAAACTCACCTTCACCTGTAACTGGTTGCATTGCTCCACTAGCAACACCTCCTGCTACAGCTTGAACAGTTTTCCCATAGCCAGCACCCCTAGCCAATTGAGCCGCCCTAGTAGCAGGAACAATACTTGCAGGATTTATGACGTTTCCAGCTAATCTAGAAACATCAAATCCAGTTTCACCACGAGCTTGACGTTGTTGCTGATAAGCCTGTTCTTCAGCACGAGCAAGTTCATCCATGCGTTGTGCTTCGCTTGTAAAGAACTCACTTACAGGGTTTTGATAAGCGCCAAATCCAGAGGTTGCTCCAGCCAATGCACGAGGCAAAAGTTGAGCGCCACCAGTGATAGGGTCTTTTAAACCCATTAAAAACCCTGAAGATGGTGGAGTTACTTGAGGCTCACTAGATATAGCTTGAGCAATTTGCTCGTCAGTCATGCCATCTGGGAACTCAATTACATCATTACCTACTTGAACATAGCTTGGCATCTTATTCTCCAGAGATGGATTCAACTTTTTTGGTCTGTGGGTTATACCGCTTAGTTGGTTTCGGTTGTGATGGCGTTGGTTGCATTGGCTGTAAAGGTAAAGCCTCTCCAGTTTTTCCTGACTCTGCCTGTTTTTGCAAGCGAGCAATATTGTTGGCAATTTTCTTTTCAGCACTTGCCAAAATACGCCTCATAGATTCTGGCTCTAAGCGTTGATCGCCAGCAACGACTTTTTGCAAATATTTCAATTCTTCGTTAGAGTCATTTCCACCAAATTGTTGCAATCTTGGAATAACAATTTCACCAATGTTTGCCATGAAGACTTCAGTGTTTTGAACTTTTTTAGAGTCTCCAATCGCTCCACCAGAAAATTTTGCGACAAAACCTTTTTCAGGGCCATATGCTCCAGCATAAATACCTTTATCAATTAATTTCAAAGCATCACTAACACCAGTTTGCAAAGAATATTGATTTTCAATATTTGCAACACCTTCACCAATAATTTTTCCTGCCGCTTTAGCCGCCGCACCAGTGTCAACAGATATGCCGCCAATAATCACATTGCCTGTTCCTTTGCTTGCACCTTTAGTTTCTGCATTGATGTGTTCAAGCATTCTTCTTTGGAATGGTTCTGTGTTTGGCTCTAATCCAGCTTCAATAAGTTTTTTGGCAAAATCAGAATACTTTGCTGGCGTATCTCCTTGATAGATAGGCTGACCAGTTGTTTTTGACACCAATGCGTTTCCAACAACAACAACATCATCCTTTGTTTTTTCAAGCAATACTAAATCAGCAACATTTTGAGATTCTTGGTATTTAGCCAAACTTTCAGGAGTATATTTACCAGAACGAATGATCTGTTGGAATGGGTCAGCACCTTGTCGCTCTCTAGTTCTTTGCTGAATAAGAGCATATTCACTCATGGCTTTTCTGCCAGCATCAGAAATGGCAATAGCAAACTGTTGGTCACCAGCATCTGCCGCCATCTTTGCAACCCTCATATAAGAATTAGGGTCATTTGGGTTTAACTGACTAGCCAACTGTTGTCTACGAGCAATCATCTGTAACTGTGGGTCTTGACCACCCAAAGCACTACCAACCCCTTGACCCAACTGGAAACCAGCAGTCCTAGCACCTAGAGCCGCTTGTTGAAACGGGTCTAACTGTACTTCTCTAGCCGCACGATTCTGAAACTGTGCTAACTGGTTTTGTTGGTACTGTTCAGGAGTAGTAAACAATCCTAAGATTTCTGATGTTGCCATTGTCTTTTCTCCTTAAGTAAACACTGATGCTGGTTGATACTGTCCTGTTATAGGATTAAATGTGTATTGCTGTTGTGTGGGTTGTGGTGTCACACCAAATGCTCTGTTCAATGCACCAGTAACATTAGGACTTCCTGCAACACCAGCCAACACATTACCACCTAAAGAATAGGCATTTGCTGGAGACATTGTTTGAGCCGCACTGGTAATGCCCTGACCTGTCAACATTCCAGCTTGTGCCGCACCAGCAGTAGTCTTAGCACCAATTTGAGTACCAAGTGTCATAGGTTGTTGAGCAAGATTCTCAAGCCCTGTCGTTACATCCATAACATTAGTAAATGGCGCAAGAGCCGCTGTTTGACCAGTGTAATATCTACCCTGCAAGTTAGCACCAGTATCAAATAATCCAGCACCATAAGTTATGCGGTTTCTAGCCTCTTGATCTGCCTGTGCCGCAAGAACCAAATTGCTTTGTGCAATAGAGTTGTAGTAGGCTTGCATTTCAGGTGTAGTAGCACCCATAGCACCACCTTGAGCAACAGATAAACCACCTCGACCTTGTTGTTGTAACTTGTTCTGCAACATGGCAAGTTGATTCTCTTGACTAGGTGCAAGCAATGCCTGTTGTTTAGTAATGTAGTCAGCCGCAACTTCTTCAGGACTCTTGTTAAGGTAACCTTGACCAAGGCTGAACAGATTCTGTGCCGCACCAGTTAAAGGCGCATAAGCCGCTTGAGCGCCCTCTGCACCAGCTAAACCTCGACCAGCCAATGTAGACAATCGGTTTTGGTAACCAAGAATCTCAGGGCTTGGTGTATATCCAGCACCAATAACATTACCCGCCGCATCAGTTTGGAAGTTAGATGCACCAAAGCGAGTAGTTACGCCAACAGGTCTAAACCTTGCCGCTTCAGCCGCAATCTGTGCCGCACGAACTTGTGCTTGTGCTTGAGTTGTTGCCGCATCTGCCGCCGCTTCACTTTGAAGATAAGAACCACCAGCACTCAATAATCCTTGAATAGCAGATGGTGCAAATGAAGCTAATGTCTCTGGTTTTACACCTAAAAAACTAGCCGCTGATGTCAACAAACTTGGTGTTACACCTTGCGTTGCAATTTGAGTTGCAAGAGCAGAACCTATAGATGATGTGGCGGCGGCGGTAGCATTAACTCCTGCCGCACCAGTACCAACACCAGCCATGGGGCTACCAGAACCTAATAATCCTCCACTAGTAGTAGTTGCCGCAGTTCCACCAAAAGCACCTGACGCAAGAGCCGCACCGCCAGCAAGAGCCGCAACAGTACCCCAACCGACTGATTCGTTTACAGCATCATCAACGCCAGCTAAAGCATCAGATACGCTACCAACAGCATCATCAACAGCGCCAGTAACAGAATCAACAATAGATGAAATACCACCTTGAGGCTTAATCTTTCTATCCCCAATATGCTTAAAAGCATTTATTGGTAAATCTGGAATGCCCAACAAGGCATAGTTACGATCATTGAATTTCATAAGTCAGCCTTCCAGTTGAATTGAGGCAAGTCAGAGTCAACAACATTTAAACCAACTTTTTTAAGCAGTTCAACAATTTGAGGATTGTCAGCTTTACCATAAACAGTTTTAATGCCAAGATCAGTTGTTCTTTGTATGAAAGCACTTAATGATCTAGCAAGCGTCATCACGCCATCTTGTGTAAACAAATGAACTTCTGCGGCATTATCATCAATCTTTGTAAGCAACAAGACAGAGTTACCCTCTTGCATCAAAACAGCTTTTTTCTGTTTGACAGCATTGCTTATCAAGCCTAATGCCTTGTTCCCATCTACACCTCTTTTTTGTGCATCTGCTAGTATGATTTCTGTTGCTTTCATGTTTACCCCTTAAATAGTGCCGTTGTGTGTCATTTAGCTTCCAACGCTGTGATTCGTGCTGTCAGGGTTGTGATGAGGGCTTGTTGCTGAATAATTAAATCTTGCATTGTTGGCTGTACTTGTATTAAAGATTGTTCAGCATTCCATGCAACTGTTGCTGCTTGTGCTTCAGCAATTTCTTCAGCGGTCAGGTCAACTTGAGTGACTTGGCCTGTTTCGCAATTAACTACTGTTCTGTGTGTCATGATTTAGCCTTCATAAAGAATGTTGATTGAGCCAGCGTCAAATGTATCTGTGCCGTTTACTGTGGTGATGCGGATGCGATCTAGTGTTGCTGATAGGGATTTTGTTGTTGCACCATTGTTTGAAATTCCATCACTTCTTGCTGATACTTGATTGGCTAACCAATTATTGCCAGAAAGATTTGCAAAAATTGCCATTCCACTTTGCGTTGTTGCGGCTGTTACATTTCCAGCTACACAGTGTCCTGATGTTAGAGTTACAATTCCACAAGTGTTTGCTGCTACTATTACCCCAAGTACGCTTACGTAACCTGAAGTTTCTACACCACCAGAATCACCAAGTTGTATTTGCAGATTACTCGTTCCATTTGTACTTACACCCTCAAACATCACAGTAATGCGTTTCACCCATGATGGAATAGAAGTAAAGTCAATGCTTGTACCGCTTGTAGAGGCAACAGCAGTGCCAGAGGTAATAGTGCCTTTAATTGACCCGTTAACAGTAAGTAATGCACCTGTGGCTTGAGTTGTAGTGCCTACTAATAAATTACCAGCACTATCAAACCTTGCAATCTCCGCACCGCCCTCAGCAAAAGCAATGGTGTCAGCGGCAGGGAAGAAGATACCTGTGTTGGTGTCGCCTGTAGTGGTAATTGATGGCGTACCTACTGCGCCAGCGTCAACAGTAATTGATGTGGCAGATGCCGCACCTAAAACAGGCGTTACCAAGGTCGGGCTAGTCGCCAGCACATTGTTGCCTGTGCCTGTGTTAGTGACGCTGACAAGCCCTTTAGACGCATCTGTTGCTACAGCACTTGAGGCAGTTAAGCTAGAAAGAATTGGTTGAGCAGTTAATGTTGCTACACCAGTAACAGCCAACGTAGGAATTGTTACCGTACCCGTAAAGGTAGGCGATGCAGTATCAGACTTTGAATTGACAGCAGTTGCAATATTGTCAAACTCAGTATTGATTTCAGTACCCTTAACGATCTTTAAAGGGTCGCCAGAGGTAAGGGTATCTTTTGTTGCAAAGTTAGTTGATTTTGTATAGGCTGTCATTTTATTCCTTTTAACTCAAACGACCATGTTTTGATTGAATTTCAATCTTTTGAATAGACAACTGAAAACCATTTATATCAGTCTCATACCCTGTTTGAACAATTTTCCCAGAACCAGAACCATTTGCAATCAATGTTTGCAATGCAACACCTTCAGAGTAGTAAGCCACTATAGTCGCATTTGCACCATATTCTGCTGTTCCATACTCAGAAACACCTTGGGTAGGAATCAATACATTCTGAGACAAGTAGTTTGTCAAGAAGTCATATCCCCACTTGATCGTTACAAACTGATTGCTTCCACCAATGACAACAGCAGTTATTTTTTTAATGATAGATGTTCTTGATACATCACCTAAGTCGCTATGATTTGTATAGTAAGCAAATCTGTAAGATGAACCATTGTCTTGGTATCCTGTATATTGAGCAACATATCCTGTTTTACCAATTAACAAGTCACCATTACGTCTTGAGCAAAAAGATTTTGGCAGTATTGAGTCCCAAACTGTGACTCGTAAAGCGCCATCAGGCAAAGAAACCTTTGTGTCAAAACAATATACTTGTTGATTAATAGGCAACGACAACAAATAAATTGCTTCTTTTTCAGAGTAAATTGATTTGACGTTTGCTAGAACTTCACTGCTAATTTTTGTTGATAAGTCTTTCCTGATATTTTTAGACAAATCTCTTTCAGGTGCAGACTTTTCTTGGATTGTTCTCATCAAAGAACGAATGCCAGAATTGGATAGGAAGATCACATCAGAACTTGTATTCTGAATAGTGTCTCTAGCAATGCAACCAATGTTTTCAACTGTGTCACTCAATGACATTGATGCTGGTGTAGTGGCATTTTGATAAACAAGGATTTGACGCTTACCAAAGATAAACAAGAAATTATTGTGTGCGGCAAGACCTGTAATCTGGTCAGCGCCATTCGCCCAAACACGATCTACATTCAAAGAACCAGCCGTACCTGTTGACCAAACATGACCAGCAATCAAGTCGCTAAAGAAAACAGTAGCATTGTTAGTTGTTGTGTTTGCCGCCCACAATCTACCAAACGCTGAAATGCAAATGTTTGCATCAGGAACTGTACCTACATAACCTGTCTTTTCGCTAACTCTGCGATACGTTGTGGTGCTGACAGTTGGGTCATAGATCAAAGCATTAAAGCCCAACTGAAAGAAGTAGGTTATGCTATTTAGCGTTGCACATTGCCAGTTACTTGCGGTAATAGTAGGTGCGCTACCACCACCACCATAGGTAAGTTCAGTAAGTACATTACTTGCGCCCAACTTAAAAAGTTTGTTGTTGCCAGCCAATAAAACAGTCAATGTCCCATCTGCCTCAACCATCTCATGTATGACAGTTACATCATTAGAGCCTAGATTACCTGTAGAAGAATTTAGTGCAGTCCAACCCTTGCGTGAGCCAACACGACCATATTGGTCAATGATGCAATTTGTAGCAATCAAAGCAAATCCACTCTGCAAATCAAGCGGAGAATCTTGAGTATTTAGCCCATAAAATCCGGGCGCTGAAATACTAGCAATTTGCAGAGATTGGTTCATACTGCAACGAACTCCTGATTCTCAGGATAGCGAGTGCCTTCTAAAGCAATGTAATCAGACAACATGGTTTTGTATAACGAGTACGCATCAGAAGAAGTAAGTCCACCATCTTCACCACGCTCTACCAATGCTCTAGCATAGGCATTCTGAGCCACCAAAGTATCAGCAACAGATACAACAGTTGCATCTGAGGTCAACGTAGCCTGTGGCACTGTCAAGGCAAACTTGATCGTGTAAACACCATCAGGTATTGGATAAAGATTTACTTTAGTGTCGTAACTACCATCAACCCCATCAAAAGCAAATTCAGTAGGGATTGAGTTGACCAATGGCGTAAAGTTCAACTTGCGGTTCATGTCCACAAAGCTGATGTTTATAAGGCCAACATTGCTCGTGGTGTTGATTACATCCATTACTTGAAACTTCTGACCAGCACCCGTCAAAGAATAAGCGGGTGTAGATGATACGGTAGTGACTGTAATGGTTTGCCCCAAAACATTCCAAGCAAAAGCATCTTCAATCTGACGCTTTGCATCATTAACAAATTTTCCAATTAAGGAAGAATAAGAGGTTTCGGAAACAGTTGATACTGTTGTCTCACGTAATCTTACGAGTACATCGTTTACAAGTTCAAGGTAGGTCATGCTCTACTCAACCCTTCTTCTTCAAATGTTGCTATAAAACTAAATGAACTTGCAGATTGAGTAGTTATTTTTAACTTATCGCCTTCTTCAAAAACAATGTAGGCATTGCCATCAAACTGCAAATATTCTTTTGTACTGAAATCAAGAGCAGTCAATATATCAAGAGTGGTATTAGCACTTGCGTCAAACCATTGAACAGTTATATGCTTGGTAGACCCGCCTGTATTGTGTATATACATTACAGTAAATTTAGAGTAATAGCCAGTCGGACAGGTATAGACAGTTGTGTCTACTGCCGCCGCAGGACTAACTCCAACTGATAATGCTCTCATTTCGCTTTTGCCTTATTCCTGTCGGATATAGCTTTAGCTTTTGCCTTTGCGTCAGCCTTTGAGGTTGCACCCCATGCCTTGAGCGAAAGAAGCAGTCTTGTTGGTTCACCAT